TTCCCCTATCAAAAAACCTACCCCCCTTAGCAGAATTGCAACTAGAACACAATACTTCCAAATTAGAAGGGTTATCGTCTCCGCCTAGCCTGCGTGGCACTATGTGGTCAACGCTTAGGCGCTCCTCTGTTCCACAGCGCTGGCAACATCCATCTCTTTGAATAATCAATTGCCTTAACTTACGCCAAGCATTAGTAGATCCTTTATCACTTAACTTACTCATTGCCATCCTTTAGTCTTGAGATGATGCAATGCTTTGCAATAGTCCGGTATCTCATAGTCAAGACCATATCGACTAGATACATAATACCAATACATGTAGAACTGATAATCGTATGGCTTGCCTTTAACATGCTCACTCTTTATTTGATAATAACCATGAGTCTGCTTAGTACCTGACTTATTACCAATCGCATTTATATTCCATGATGATTCTCTATGAACTATCTGGTTATGACATTGATATTGCTTATCTGTTAATTGGTAGTTAGCCAATTCCCTTAGCTTCTTATTTGGCACTATTGAAGCCTCTGATCTATCAATGCTTGCAATAGATAGAGATAGCCCAATAACAACGGCTAACCCTCGCGCTACGCCTTTCAGGCGCGAGTTGAAGCCTTGATGGCTTCTAGCCGATAGTGTACCGAATCGACCAAGCACATTCGCATAACTCCTGCTCATATCGGCGTTGCGCATCTTATTTATCTGTAGAATAGAATCCAGAACCTTTGAACTGGATACCGAAACTGCTATAAATCTTGCGCATCGGCTCATGGCAGAAGCCGCATTCAACATCATGAGGTTCATTTATCTTTAACTCCTTTTCGTAACGAAGATTGGCTTCGCATCGATCGTTAGTGCATTCGAACTCATAGATAGGCATTACTTCTCAACTCCATGAACTGATTCCAGGTGGCTCAGCATCATTCTGCTTACTTCTATCTGACCCAAGAAACCATAAGCCGATAACAGCGAATAACCGCAGAAACAGGTGTGAGCAGCTTTAGGTAGCACATTTCTTTCATCGCCTGCTTTTGGCATTATTCATCCTCACATTTCAAGCAATGAGATCGCGATAAGACATAAGCACCGCAACCTTTGCATTTAGATATATCAACATCGGTATACAGATCCTTGCGACCTTCGAACCCGGCGGATTTCAGTAACTCCACCAGATCGCCTAGGCGGAGCATAGCAACATAATCCTCAGCATGTTCACCTTGCCCATTAAGCCTAAAGCAAGCGAACCCCAATAAGCCGCTCTTGGCTGTCCTAGTTTCGATCTGGCGGAGTGTCCCTGATACATCGAGTCCTGTACGCGCTTTAACCTCGCAATCGAACGGAACATTGAGGATATCGCGGCCATTACCTCGACCAACTGAAGCGCCTTCCCAGGTGCGCCTCAGAAACTCTGCTACTACTCGCTCGGTTCTAAAACCTCGATGCTTACGGCTTTGAGACATTTACCGCATGACATTTCTTACATGACCAGGTGATTGCTTGGCCTTGAATCCAAAACGCTAACTCTTCTCTAGGTACTGGTTCATTGCATAGATGGCAGATAATTCTCACTTGTAAAGCGGCGATAAGTTCTTGTTGCTTTGCTCTCTCAGCTAAAACATCATCAGGTGGAAAGTTCTCCCATTCTCCATCTTGGTTCATAAATTGTAGGCTGCTCATTATCCTCTCGCCTTCTGCTTAACCCATTTACCGTCTTTGTTAATTTCCAACCAGACAGGTTCGCATTTTTCCAAGAATCCACCTGCTGGGTTCTGGCATCTAAACTGCGCCCAAGGCTTGTTATTCTTTTTAGACACGCCTTCACTAAAGGCCATTACTCCATGTTGGCAGGTTGGAATATCATCATCGATCTTTGATCCGCCAAGAGTTTCCTGGACTAAAGCAACTGCCTCAGCAGCGGTTGGCGTAGGTGCAACTGCTTTAATCGACCAAGGATCATCTTCCACCGGCATCGTTATTTTATCCGCTAACTTTTCAGCAAAAGGCTTAGATGCAGGCTTGTCGGCTACTTGTCCGACTTTCTCCATATCATCTCTCGTTGCTGTTTGTCCTCCCTTAAGAAGCGTGATTGCTCTTCCAAGACTTGATGAAGCAATATCTTCTGCGTAAAACCTACGCATGTTTGAGTTATAAAGATCCCTAACTCCATGAGCGATATTAGAAGTCGCAGGGTAAGCATCATTAGCATCGCGATAAACTTCTGCGCGACATGTGATAATCCCTTTTTCGACATCGTGATAAGTGATAACAATGTTTGTCCTTCCCATTGGGTAATTTTCAATAAACCATTTATTCAGCATGGCTACTGTCTCGTAATCTTCTAACTTATACATAGAGTTGATTCTCCTCTAATTTGAGTTGGCCGCTAATTGCGAAATATGCCGCGCCATCGATGTAGTTATCGACTTTTCCAGTTTCCATTGATCTTGCGACTTTGACCAGCGCCAGACACATTGCAACTTGATGAGGCTCGATTGGCATTTCGAGGTATGCAGCCCATAGGGATGCGGTTCTGGACATATTGTCCGATGGATGGCCGTAGTCAAGACCACGATCCTGGATGATGGCTCTAGCTTCTGTAAGGTAATCATTGGCTTTCATACTCTTACCTTATCGCGCTGATCGTAAAATTTGCGCATTGCCCGGCGGCCTTCTTTGTAGCCAGCATCCACTCCCATTGAGTAAAACACTACGACTGTGGCTAACCAGCCAACCATCAGTAAAGCGATTTCATAGATTGTCATATTGCTCCCTTTTACCAGAATCTCTGGATTGGGTTAAGCATGACATCGCTATCTGACTTTGTTTGGCACATTCTGATAACGAAACGGTAACGATTCGGTCTCGTCTACGGCATCATCGATCGTGCGCCGAATGTCTGGAAAGTCATCTAGACCTGCCATAACGCCTTCCATGCACTTGGAATGTTCCATCCTTTTCGATGTAGATCAGATCAACTTGGACATTCTTGCCATTTTCGGTGACGATGGCGAAGGCCTGCTGCCAATTAGGCGTAGAAACGTATTTGGCGGCTTTTAGATCCATTGCATGTCCTACTTCAACTCCATGCAGAACACGCCTTAAAACGCCGTTAGAAGCCTCAGAAGAGGCACTTCTACCTGCTCTGTGCGTGTGTCCCATTATTACGCTTTGACCATGCCGTTTAGCCTGATTTAACGCCGATAAGCCAGGATTAGGATTAAGGCTCCCCAGATCTCCATGAATGGCAATCCAACCCTTAGCGATGGGCATTGGAGTTGACCAATACTTGACTCCCATCTCATCAAGTTTAAGAAACTTCTCAAACTTCAATTCTGGCAAGGATAAGAACGCTGGGATCTTCTTCATGATTACCTTGTAAAGTCTATCGCAATGGTTGCTACGAACCATGTGGGCTTCCTTGGAATACTCGAAAAGCGACCAGAGAACATCAACTGTTCTATCGCGATCCTGAGCTAGTGTCTGCTCGTACCAGCCCGGTGTATTTTCTGTCCATCGGCTGATTTGTGGCAAGTCAATTTCATCTCCGATAGTAAGTACAGCATCGGGCCGAAACGCTTTAATAAATAAACTGAGATTGCGTACAACATGGGAATCTTCGTAGGGACATTGCAAGTCTGGAATGACTACGGTTCGCTTCATTAATCCTCATCGTCATCATCGTCATAGGGGATGCGGTCGGGTGATAGTGGTAGCCAGTTAGGAGTTGGCAAGATAGTTGCCGGGTAAGTTAAAGGTTCTAGAAGTATTGCTAGGGATAACTCAACCGTAAAGCCCGCTCTTCTAAGCGATTTGTAATACTCATTAAGCCCGATGCAATATTGATCGAGCATAGAGTAAGCCTCTAAGTCGATAGCCTTCTTTCGCGCCATGGCTTTATTGTGACTTATCGCAGAGTATTTCGTAGATTTTATCAACGCGTGTCTCTAAGCGAGTTACGGCATCTTTCATCGATGAGCCGCTATTCGGCTTCAACTCCGCTAAATAGTGTTTGATCATGAAATTCAGCATGGCAGTAACACCACCCAGAACCGTCACGATCGCTACTGCAAGTGCAGCATAATCTTGCGCTGTCATTTTTTAGGCGTGGCATATCCAAAGAACCCGGCAACTATTGCGCCGAGAATGGAACGGTAATCTAAAGCGAAGTTTGAGGTTGTTCCCCATACTGCCAAGAATGCTCCAAGTGAGATAATTGCTGGGTGCTTCATATTCATTTGCTTGCTCCTAGTAGTGGGACTTGAAAGAACGAACCATCTTGATCGCCCTTGATACTGAAAGATATATGGCAATGATGGATGTGCTTATTGATGCCCGTATAAGTTCTCCAACGCCAGGCGCTTTTGGCTGAGGCAATCTTGCCATCGAAGATGATGTAAGAGATGCGCTTATCAGATTTTGCCAAGAGACGAAGTTGATCCGCCACATCGGGCATGATGTCAGGCTTCGGCTTCCCTGATAAATCGCGGTCAATGTCAATGGCACGAACCCAGCCTTCGCCATCTGGATTATGGTCAGAC